GTAGGATACGGTCCTTGTTCTTCTATCGCGTATAAAAAACCTGCCTATGAAGGCATAGAAACAGAAGAATTTTTTAATACTACTGTCAAAGAGATTATCTATAAAAAGCTAAACAAATGGAGTGATAGGGAAGATATTAAATTAACAGAAAGAGCTCCTTATATCCCTGCTAATCATATTCTAGTCCTGGGTCAGATGCCTGGGGATGAAACCGTTACTCAAATGTCTTTTGGCAACCACTTTGATAAACTTCTTAACATAGTAAAGAAACTAGAAGAAACAGTTTCGGATCCTGTTGTAATTAAACTACATCCGACTCTTGAAGTAGAGACCTCTAAGGCAGGAACATGGGAGTCTGTCTATTTACCCATAGTTAAAAAATGGTCAGACAAAGGACATACTGTGATCACAACAGGTGTAAGTATACACGACGTTCTCCCGAACACAAAAGTAGCTATACTAGAAAATAGCACAGCAGGTATAGAGTGTTTTCTACATGAAGTACCTATTATATCATATGGGTTTCCTGAGTATCATTGGGAAACTAAAGACTTAAGACACTTAGATTTACTGCCGGAATATGTTACGGATTTAAGTTGGTGGGATAGAAAAAGAGCAAGAGAGTGGGCTACTTGGTATAGTACAAAATATCAATGCTATGACTACCCCTCAACTGTGGCTCGTATTAAAGAGTTATTATTATAACACCACCAAAAAAATAATTCTTGACATAACACCCCAAGTTAGCTATAATTCTGTAATGGAGGAAATCAAATGAGTGCAGCCCGCTACAACCTAGTTATTGATCAAGGTTCCGACTTTGCCATTAACTTTACAGTCAAAGAAGATGGATCAGCTAAAAACCTGGCAGGCTACTCTGCGCGTGCTCAAATGAGAACTTCAAAGACAGCTACCTCGGTTACAGCTAGTTTTGCTTGTAACATAGCCAATCCCTCGAGTGGAACAATAACCCTATCTCTAGCAAATGCAGTGAGTAGCCCTCTAACCGCAGGCACGTATGTCTACGATTTAGAGATTTTTACTGCTAATGATGCTTCGGTAACGAGAATTATCCAAGGTACAGTAGATTTAACTCAGGAGGTTACCCGATAATGGCAATTACAATTACGGCAACCCCTGTACAGAACGGTGTAGAAGTCACAGAGGAAACAACAACTATTACAGCAGCTGGCATAGCCATTGCTAGTACTGTTGCTTCAGCCATGGGAATATCTTCGGTCTCAGGTCTCGCCGCCAGTAACGTGCAAGATGCTCTTGAAGAACTAGCAGGACAAAATTTTGAACAAGCTAACACACCAACAGGGTCTCAAGTCAACGAAGGGGACACATGGTACGATACAGATGATAATCAATATAAAATATATCGCGAAACAAGCAGTGGAGTATTCCAATGGGTACCTATAATGGTAGGCTCATCCGAAGGAGATTCAGATACACTTGACGCAGGAGCCTTTTAAGGCTAATCCCGGAGACCCTAAATGGCTCAAACAATTAAAATCAAAAGAAGTACATCAAACGCAACACCGACTACCCTATTAGCCGGTGAATTAGCATACTCGGGCAAAGCAACCAGTAATAAATTATTTATTGGACACCCAGACGGAACTACGGGTGTTGTAGCTATTGGTGGTCAATATTATACTAGCATAATTGACTCTGCCGCAAGCGCAAACACCGCAAGTAAGCTCGTAGTCCGAGATGGCTCTGGTAACTTTAGTGCAGGAACTATTACTGCAAATATTACAGGTAACGTTAGCGGAAGTGCCGGAACTGTTACAAGCATCTCCGGACATGATACCGATGACCTCAGCGAGGGTTCAACCAATCTATACTTCACTAATGCAAGAGCAGATGCTCGTATTACTGCTGCAGATACCGGCGATTTATCTGAAGGATCTAATTTATACCATACAACTGCAAGAGCAAGAGGGGCAATTAGTGCTTCTGGTGATCTAAGCTATAACTCTACTACAGGTGTTATTTCTTTCTCTCAGGCGGCATCAGCTGTAACAAGTGTAAACTCTGCAACTGGTGCAGTAACACTCGATACAGGTGATATTTCTGAAAGTGGAAATCTTTACTATACTGACGCAAGAACAGATACTCGTGTAGATACTATTCTTAAACACTCTAACCATGGTAACATTACTGTTGCCGATGGTTCTAATGGTGAATTAGTTCTTACAGCAGCCGCACAGTATGGAGACAGCGATGTACAATCATACTTATCGGGAGGCACCGGAGTAACTCTTAGTTCTGGTGGCGAGTTTAGTATTGGTCAAGCAGTTGCTACCAACTCTAACGTAACATTCAATAATGTATCGGTAGATGGCACTCTAACCTCTGACGACATTACTTCTACAAATATCTCGGTTGCTGGTAATGCTACAATTACAGGCAATCTTATAGTTCAAGGTACTACTACTACTGTTAATTCTACCGCTGTTGCTATTGGCGACAACATCATGGTACTTAACAAAGACGAAGCAGGTACTCCTTCTGCAAATGCTGGTATCGAAATTGAACGAGGAACTGCAACAAATGTATCTTTCTTATGGAATGAAACCAACGATAACTGGACTGTAAGTAATGGAACTGCAACTTCTGTAGTTTTAACTGCTGCTAACTTTGCTGCTACGTTTACGGGCACCCTTGACGGCGGCACATTCTAAAACTAAACATAACCCCTAGCGTACATACGCAAGTTATAGGAGAGCCACATGGCACAAACGATTAAACTAAGGCGCTCGTCTACTGCGGGCGCTATCCCTACTCATTCACAACTAGCATTAGGTGAAGTTGCTATCAATACTGCGGATGGTCGTATGTATATGAAAGACGGAGCCAACTCTATTGTCTGGGTGAATAAAACTTCTGAAATTACAGGAACCACTCCTCAAGCATCGGACGGAACGGATAAGCCCGTAGGTTATGTTTGGTATGTAGTCTAAGATGGCTATTAAGGTTTGGAATGGTTCCGCAGTACAAGAACCAGAGCAAATAGTAGTTAAAGCTGCAGCGGGAACGTTGCGGTTTGTAAACTATGTCGTACAGAAAGTTACAGATGGAAGTCTGAGCACTGTATGGAATGCTATCTATAATACTTCTAGAACGACCCAGACTGCCGCCAGCACATCTACTGCGTTTACCACTACATTTGCAACTAGCAGAACCACTGCTTTTGGCACTACTACCTCTTTTGATACAAATACAGGAACCTCTCGTAGTACTACTAGTACTTATACCACTAGCTACAACACTTCCAATGCTACTTCTAGAAGCACCTCTACTGCGTTTACCACTACATTTGGAACCTCAAAGAGTACAACTACTACTTATGTTAGTACGTATGATACAAACAGAGGAACAACAGTAAGTACTACTACTACGTTTAATACTACTTTTGGAACGAGTAAAGCTACTACTACTGCATTTACTACTACGTTTAATACTGCTACAAGTAAAGCAACCACCACCGCGTTTACTACTACTTTTGCTACAAGCAGAGGTACTACAAAAGCCACTACAACTGCGTTTACTACCACATTTGCTACTAGTGCTACAACTAATACTGTATTTACTACTACGTTTAACACTACAACTACAAGAGCAACTACTACAGATTATACAACTACGTATAATACAAGTAAATCTACAGTTGTAAATACTACTACCACGTATACTACTAATTTTAATACAACTAAAAGTACGACTACTACTTTTAATACGAGTATTGGAACAGGTACGAGTAGAGCTACTACAACGACGTACACAACGACGTATAACACCTCGCGTGCCACAACAGTAGCTACAACCACTAATTACACAACCACATTCAACACTAGTAGAACTACAACTATTTCTACTACTACTACTTTTAATACTGCGACAACTCGCAGTACGACTACCACGTATACTACTTCATATAATACCTCTAGAGGTACTAGTAGGTCTACGAACGTCAGCACAATTACTACTTTTAATACCTCTAAAAGTACCTCAAGATCCACCACTAGTGTCTTCAATACGGCAACTTCTAGAGGCACGGACAGAGCTACTACCACAGTCTATAATACAAGTAGGGGCACAAGTAGAGGTACAAGCAAAAGTACTACGACTACATTTGCTACAGGTACTACACGCAGTACTAGCACTGTATTTAATACAAATACTTCTCGAAGCACAAATAGGGCCACTACTTCTGTATATGATACTAGCAGAGGGACTTCTCGTGTAACAAGCAAAAGTACTTCAACTGCTTTCCTTACAGCTACTACTCGTAGTACTACAACTACATATAACACCAGTAGAGGCACAAGTAGGATTACAAGCAAGAGTACTACTACCACGTTTGCTACAGGCACAAGTAGAGGCACTACAACTGCCTTTAATACTACTACCACGTTCACAACTTCTAGAGCGTCAAATACTGTATACACTACTACTAGAGCAACAGGCACTAGTAGAGGTACTACAACTACTTTTAACACAACTACAACTCGTGGAACTACTACTGCGTTTAATACTACTACTACTTTTGTAACGAGTAAAGGTACTACAACTGCGTATACTACAAGTACAGTATTTAATACGAGTAAGTCTACTACGACTGCGTTTAATACTACTACTACTTTTAACACAAATAAGAGTACTACAACTGCGTATACTACAAGTACTGCATTTTTAACAAGTAAGTCTACTACGACTTCGTTCAACACTACGACTACGTTCACAACAACTCGTGTTTCTACTACCGCATTTACTACGACTACTACCCGAGCGACAGCTACTAGTAGGACCACTACTTTTAATACAACTACTACCCGAGCAACCGGAGAGTCCAGAAGCACTACAACTGCCTATAATACAAGCCGTACTACAACCTTTGTTACTACTACTACTTTTGGTACTGCTACAAGCAGAGCAACAGGTGAATCAAGGGGAACTACCACTACGTTCAACACTTCTAGAACCACGGCGTTTAATACTACTACTACTTTTGGTACTGCTACGAGCAGAGGCACCACGGAGTCGAGAACTACAAGTACAGTATTTAATACTTCTAGAACTACTGCCTTTAATACTACTACCACATTTGGCACTACTACGAGCAGAGGAACCGGAGAGTCTCGAACTACTTCGACTAGTCGAGGTACAAATACAAGCCGTACTACGACATTTGGTACTGCTACAAGTCGTACTACTACTTTTGGCACAACTACTTCTTTTGGAACAGCTACCTCAAGAGGTACTGGTGAGTCAAGAGGTACAACAACAAGCCGAGGCACGAGCAGAGGTACAGCAGAGTCAAGAGGTACAACAACAAGCCGAGGAACAAGTCGAGCTACGGCTGAGTCTCGTACTACAGCAACTAGCAGGGGAACGAGCAGAGGTACAGGAGAGTCACGAAGTACTACTACTACTTTTGGTACTACTACAGCTTATAATACTACAACTACCTATGCTACAAGCCGTACTACTACACTTGGTACTAGTCGTGTAACTAATGTAGCCACAGGAACAGGTGCAGCAGCTTCCCGTAGTACCACTACTACTTTTGGTACGATAATTGACGTTGCAACTACTCGTACTACTACCTTCTTAGCTCAAACTTCTCTACATACTTTCTACCAGACCTATTACTACACCAGGTCCGGTAACCAAAATAGACAAACTTATCGTGCTACTCAGTATTGGGAATCTACGTCACAAACGACTAGTTTTAGTGTAAGAACTTTCCCTGATACAACTAGGGCTACTACTACAGTATTTTCTACTAGCTGGAATACCAGTACATACTTTACTACTTCATTTACTACGGGCAGAATTACTACTTTTGCTACAAGCCGTAGTACAGGAGAGTCTAGAGGAACTGCTACAAGTAGAGGTACTACTACATCTTATAACACTACTACTAGCTTTACTACTACTTTCGGTACTACTACCAGCTATACAACTACTAGCAGCTTTACTACTAGTTTTGCTACTACTACAAACTATACAACGACTACTACGTTTACTACAGCTTTTGGTACTACTACAGCTTATACCACTACTACTACCTTCACTACTACGACTAGTAGAGGTACAAATACAAGCCGTACTACTACATTTGCAACAGCGACATCTAGAACTACTACGTTTGGTACTACAACTACGTTTGGTACTACTACAGCATATACAACTACTACTGCCTTTGTGACTGCGACTAGCAGGGCAACGGGTACAAGTAGAGGTACTACCTATGCTACAAGCCGTGGAACAACGACAACATATAGTACTAGTACTGTATTCGGTACTGCTACAAGTAGAGCAACAGGTACTAGCCGTACTACCACATTTGCAACAGGCAGAACTACTACTACCTCTTATACAACTACTTCCGTATTCGTAACAGCCACTTCTAGAGGTACAAATACAAGCCGGACAACGACTTTTGTAACAAGTAAGTCTACTACTACAGCGTATACTACGACTACTGCCTTCGCCACTGCGACTAGCAGAGGTACTACTTTTAATACTACTACGGCTTTTGGAACAGGTACAAGTAGAAGTACTACTACTGCCTTCAATACTAACCGAGCTACAGGTACAAGTAGAGGCACCACAAGTACGTACACTACTTCCAGAAACACCGCAGAGTCTCGTAGTACTAATACAATATTTAATACTAACCGAGCTACAGGTACAAGCAGAGGTACTACTACCACGTTTGGTACAAGCAGGGGTACTGCTGAAAGTAGAACTACTACTACTGCCTTCAATACTAATCGTGCCACAGGTACAAGTAGAGGTACTACAACTGCCTTCGTAACAGCTACCTCTAGAGGTACAACTACGGCTTTCAATACTACTACAGCTTTTAATACTACTAAGAGCACTACTACTGTATTCAATACTAATCGAGCCACAGGTACAAGTAGAGGTACTACAACTGCATTTAATACAAATACTACCCGTAGTACTACAAGTACGTATACAACAAACTTTACTACTACTTTTGCTACGAGCAAGGCTACTACGACCACGTTCAATACTACGACTACTCGTAGTACAACGACTACGTATACTACTGCATTTTCTACTGTATTTAATACTTCGCTAAGTACTACAACTACATTTACGACCACGTTCCTTACTTCAACAAGCAGGGCAACTACTAGCGCATTTAATACAAATACTACTCGTAGTACAACTACTGCGTATACGACTAACTTTACGACTACTTTCGCTACCAGCAAATCTACTACTACAGCATTTACAACTGTGTTTAATACAGCTACCAGCAAAAGTACTACTACAACTTTTACAACTACGTTTAATACTACCAAATCTACAGTATCTACGTATACTACGGCATTTACCACTACGTTTGGTACAAGTAATATAACTAGCAAGGCTACTACGACCACGTTTAATACGGCGACTTCTAGAGCTACTACTAGTACTTTCACCACAACATTTGCAACTAGCAGAGGCACTAGCCATAGCACTATTAGTGCGTATACTACTACATTTGGTACAAGTAATATAACTGCTAAAAGCACAACTACTTCGTTTAATACGACTACAGTGTTTTCAACTAGCAAGGCTACTACTACGACTTTTAATACGAGTAGAACTACTACCAACGAAACGGGTTGTACTTACACTACTACTTTCGCGACCAGTAATGTTACTTCTAAGTCTACTACGACAGCATTTACTACTGCTACTTCGAGAACTACTAACTTCGATACAACTACTGTTTTTGATAGCAGCAGAGGCACTACCCGTAGTACAACAAGTGCTTATACAACTACTTTTAATACCTCTGATGGTACTTCAAGAAGCACTACTTCTGTATTCAATACAGCAACTAACAGAGGCACCACTAAGAGTACGACTACAGCTTTCAACACTACAGCATCTACCAGTAGAACAACTTCTAGTGCTTTTGTAACGGTATTCAATACAAATATTACTACTCAAAAGTCTACTACCACAGCATTTGATACTTCTGCGACAACAAGCCGTAGCAGTACAACCGCATTTACAACTACTTTTGGAACTAGTAATCTTACTACCGTAACTACTACTACTGCATTTTCAACAATCTTTGGAACTGCAAGAACAACTACGACTAGTCGTACAACTACTTTTGATACGTCTAAAGGTACTGCTAGATCTACAACTACTACGTTTGGAACAAATACAGTTGTTTACGAACGTGTCACTTCTACAGGCGTAGAGACAGAAGTGTCTTCCGCGTCAGCACATAACTCACGATATTGGGATGGATCACAATGGACGGAATAACCGTTAAAGAATTAAACCACAAACTAGAAACAACGTTAGAGATAGTCATGGAGCACTTCGTAGAAATGGAAGAGCGCATGGAAGACTTAGAAGCCCAGATAGAGGCTTTACAAGATGGCGCTTAAAAAACTAGCAGATAACGAGGAGCTAGGAAACAAGGCAGCACACTTTTTTAAGTCTGGTAATATAATGCGTAACTCAGAAAACGATGAAGTTACTAAGTTAAAAGATTTCCTACCTAAAACAGGCAACTGGTTCACTCCCTTAGAATACGACATATGGTACGATATAGCCGAAGAAAATATTTTAGGCTATACATACACAGATGTATTTTCTAAGTGTCTCATGCTCAGGGTTGCCAGCATAGAAAAATGCAACCGTACTATGATTCTAGCGGCTAGAGAGCCTGTTACTGATGAAGGTATGCGTATATTTAATGAGCTAAAAGACAACAGCCAAGACAAGTATAAGTTAAGTAAAAAGCGTCAGAAGAAGCATAAGTTTGTTATTTTCCTTCCAGGAACTAATATTCTTGACAAGGTTCTGGACTTTGAAAAAGCTAAAAGAGCAGTGGCTCAAGGTGCTGTACTCAAGTGTCACCCTTTGACTGCGCCCGGAATGGTTGCGTATCTTAAGTCAGAGTTTGGTAGAGATAAAGTATTAGCAAAGAAACTCTCTGGCCATAAACTACTTGAAGAGGCAGATATTGTAGGCTGTTGTGCTAACTCAGAGATGGGTATCTTAGCTCTTGCCAAGTCTAAAACACTTTATATGTTTGATAAACAAGACGCCCCTCATACTACCTACAAGTCAATATACAATGCCGTAATCGTAGACGATAAACCTAGCCAAGAAAGATTACAAAGACTTTTATCTGCTAAATACTCTGGAATAGTTCCTTATTTTATAGATAACCCTCAAGAACGTATAGACTACTTTTTTAACTTTTGGAAATCAACACCTCATGTTCTATCTAATATTAAACAGAAATAATTTTACACAGCTTACTGTCAATTCTATAAAGCAGAATATGCCCGATGCCGAGTATAAAGTTGTAGATATGGAAGAAGGCGGAAGACTGCCTACAGCATTTAAACATGCTAAAGGTTTGACTATGGTTGTAACAGGAGGCATTGTTTTAGACGTACAAGAAGGAGACTTGCCACCTGAAGAAAAACTATTAAAGCATCACTTAGCAATGAGCCGAGAAGCAGTTTTCTCAGATCACCCTCGTTGGCATACTAATTATAATTTAATAAAGAGCCGTCTCCATGACGGTGTTGTAGATATGTCTATATTTATAATCAATCCTACTAAGTGGAAAAAAGTGCCTAAAAGCGACAGTAACTTTTTACTAGGTAGAAAGGTACTGTATATGCCCCGTTACATGAATCACAGAGACGATCCTACAATAGGGACTTGTATGGGAGGAAGAGATATACTTACCTATGGCTCTTTAGGACATGATGCACCTGTTTTAAACTATCTAACTCATTTATATTCGGGAGAAGCTAGTGTTAGAGAAACTTTTGGGTGTTGTTTTGATAGGCTACTACCTTATACTGATAATCTGCCAGAGAAAGAAAAAGCAATTGTAGAAAGGCTAGGAAATCTTACGAAAGTAAGAGTAGGAAAGTTAAGAAAGATGTTAGTAGACATAAAAAAAGCCCCTGATTAAAGGGGCTTTCTTCGTTATGGATGTACTGGAAAAGCAATCTGTGCTTGTAGCATTTCTGCTATTCCTTCTACCTGTTCCTCGGTAGACCACAGTATTCCTAGATTAAACTGAATAACTCCAGGTCTAGAAGCTTGCCGAGTACAAATATTTTCAAATGCTAAAGCATATCTGCACATTATCTCAGGAAGCTCATCTACAATATTTACTTCATTTAGATTAACTCGAATATCTGATACTCCATCCCTATTAAAGACTTGTACTTCCGGGGACTCTTCATTGATATACAACGAATCATCTTTGGCTGAAGCTCTACTAAACTTTGAATTACCAAAGTTAGGAAAAGATCCTGTAATATCAGGAAACCATATATTACTACCAAAGCTCTCTACTCTATCATTTTGCTCTACATTGTTCTTTGCGAAATCATCGAGCATACCCATATAACTTAGTTCGCTAGAAAAGCGAAAGTCTTGTTCTTGTTCTTGCTGTTCACTCATTTTTATACTCCTTATACGATCTCGCAAGCACCGCCAACACAGGCAAGTTCTTGAGATCCAGTTGTGTTATCTTCTTTTTCAAACTGAGCTAAATCTTCCCAGTTTACATTTTGTGGCATTTCAGATACTAATCTATCGTACTCTTCTTCGCTAATGTCCTCGTAAGGAGCTTGCTGATAAGTGTGATCGCTTGTTGGAAGTAAACTAATTCCAGAACATAGATCAAAGTTATCCCAAATCCACTGTGATACTTGTAAGTATTCACTGTCAGTGTAGTATACAGTCACACTCGGCTTGTGTTCACACCAATGATTCTGATAAGTCTTCCACAGCTTTAACTGATGCATTGCACCTACATCTTTTACGCAAGTACTTGCTTCAGGAGCCTTTACAGGAAAGCTAAAGACTACAGACGTTGCTGACATTACATCTTGTTCCATGGGAAACCCTGCTTGTTCCATGTAGAGAGCAAGTGGGTCTTTTTTGTCTGAACGTACACGGCGAATGTAATGCTTGCTGAAACGAGGATGAATACCGGAAGCACTGTCAACAAGCTGAGATACAGTACCACTTGGCTTAACACACGTAATAGCGACAGACTGATTAACACCAAGCCTTTCAGCCCATTCTTTATTTGTTGCAATACTAACATCTCTCATTTCCTCTAGCCACACTGCTAGCATTGGTGACTCTGGGTCTCCGCCCAAAATTTCATGATCCATAATACCTGTCAAACTTACACCGAGCAATGCCTCTTCTTCGGTGTTACGCTTCCAGCGCACCCGTAGATACCTAAAGTCTGTAAGAGTAGACTGCAATGTACCAATAATGGTAGCTTTGCGTACTTTCTCTTTTAGTGTTTCTAGTGTATCATCTGCTCGTACTACAACTTCGGATAAATTACAGAACTCATTGCTTCGTAGAATAATCTCAGAGCAAGGGTTAGTACCAAAATCGTGTTCTGCATCTCTACGGCCATTACGAGCTGCAATCTTCTGTGCTGCTACACGACTGAACAAGCCACGCTCACCAGACTTAGACTCATATAGATTCTTCATCTCAGTTAAGAACGCTTCGAAGTCAGGCTTCTCTGTATACGCTACAGAATTATTTGCTAGACGACGCTGGCCTTGATCTACCCACCACTGACCTGACTTAGCTTTTGACATACGTTGGTCTGATAGATTAGACAAACTAATCAGAGCAGATCTACGAACACCACCAACTACTACAATATCAGCAATCTTACAGCAGACATCATGGCACTCAATACTTGTGAGTTTACGTCCTTTTGCTTTCTGGAATATCTCTACACAGAAACGGAACAAGTCTTGCAAAGGCTCTGGGCCACTGGCTCGACCGCCAAAAGTCTTGAGTCTAGCACCTGCTGGACGTACTCGGCTCATATCCCACTGAGGTAACTTACCTGCATAAAGCATGGCAATCAACTCACGGAAGGCACTTGCCCATCCTAGCTTACTATCACTTACTACAATTGTAGAACTTGTTTTGTGGAATGTCTCTGCTACTTCTGGTAGCTTATTGATAAAGTTACGTTCTACACTAAAGCCTACACCTGTACCACACATCAATACATACATCAGCTCGTCAAAAGCTCGTGGATGGTCAATATGCAAGTAACTACAGTTAAAGCCTGCTACGTTATCACGCTTCAGTGCCTCACCTGCTGTCATCATACAACGCATAGAAGGCATAACTTCTAGTGCATGAATAGCATCCCAGATCTCTTGTCCGTTTTCATCATCTAACTGCTCTCTTTCCTTAAAGAAGTCAACATAGCGACTGCATGTCTCTCCCCATGTCTCACGACGTCCTTCTTCTTCTAGCCAACGGGCGTATCTACTCTTATGAATAAAACTTTGATACTGATCCATTATACCATTCTCTCCTCAATATTGGACACATTGTCCTTGCCTATTGCATCATCGCAATATGTTACTAAATCCATCAACTCGTAGTTTTTTAGCAGTACTTCTGCGTTTTCATTCAATTCTTGTATGTACTTGTATTTGCCCTCGATGGGTATACAATCATAAATTGACATGGCATCGCCATACTGTTCTATAAGTTGTTGTGCTCTTTTCGGCCCTATGCCGTTGATACCTGGGACATTATCACCTTTATCACCTGTTAAACACTTGAAAGAGATATACTCTTCTGGTTTAACTTCGTAGTGCTCATGCCAGTTATCTATTGTTACCTCTTTCCGAGTAACGTAAGAAAATCTACTTACACCGTCCTGAATCAATAAGTCCCAGTCTCGGTCACTAGATACCAGCCAGATATTTTCTAATCCGTACTGTTTTCTTTGCTTTACAAGGTGGGCAGCAAGATCATCTGCCTCTACACCTTTGTAGCGAAGAACGTCATAGCTTTCTGACAGTAATTCTAGTGTTTCTTCGTACTCTTCAAAGAAGTCAATAAATGCTTGCTTCTCTGCTTCAGTTTGTTCAGCATACTTATCTTTTCGATTCTGCTTGTACTCTGGTAATATCTCTTTTCTGTAGCTAGATGATCCCCAATCTGCGGTAATAATAATTTTACCACAATTGTAAGATGTTGCTAGAGACCTTACTGTTTCTACATACTGATCACGAAAATCTGTTCTGCCTTGATGCTTCCACCGAAAAGCTAAGTTTAGTGCATCTACTATGAGTACACCGTCTTGGTTGCGTTCGTTAAAATTAAAAGCCACCTATCCACTCCGTCTTTTCTGTTTTTAACCAATCTTCCATTAGTAGTACATAACAATTCAAAAAACGAATATACAGATACTCCTCTGTGTTTTCTGGCTTATTCTCTGTTACTACAAATACTTTAGATCGATCATATTTAAAAAATAGCATTGGCTTTTGGTCGCCACCTGCTGCTTGTACTACAACTTTCTTCCACCATCTGATAAGATTATTTGTTTTAGGTTGTGTAAATATCTTATCAGTGAGAGCAGAGTCTTTGTAGTTCTTTACCTCTATGCAATAATGATTTCTCTGATTAGGGACATATAAGTCCCCTTTCAGATATTCAAGAGCGCCCGAGGCAGGCACTCTCTCAAATTTCAGTCCGGTCGCTTCCCTCAGCATGTCCCTCACTAGGTACTCGCCTCTCGCTCCCTTCGCTCTCGAATCTACCATCTTCGTCCTCTTCTTTCTTGGGGTCTGATACTGCTTGATCCCAGTTATTTTGTTGTGCCCACCACATTCTTCGTCTACCTGCGCTCATCCTTACTCCAATACGCTAGTGTTTCCATCCTTGACTACTTCGATTTTTTCTAATAGTGGGTGAGACCAACCATGAGAAACTAGATAGGTATTCATATCTTCTCGTAGTAGAACTTCTACTATACGTTCCTTTCCGGCATCATCAAGAACACTAATAACTTCATCTAAAAACAGTACATTGATTTTAGACTTTGAGATACTACTCATCAGTCTACGAATAGCTATCAAAGTAGCAGTATTTACCCTAGCCAACTCGCCAGACGAAAGTGCTAGAATATCTACTACATTACCGTTATCAGTAATTTGTACGTTTAACTTATCATTTGAAACAACAAACTCTAGTGTAAACCTACCATCAGAAAGTTCAGCCAAGTACTCGTTTGCTAACTCTTCGAGTTCTCCAACTAAGTTTTCAATCTTGTATGCAAGTAAACCATTTGTGCTAAAAGACTTCTTCAATACTTCTAAATCCGCTTCTAGTTTTTGGTTGCCTGCAAGTTTTCCATCGTACTCTTCTTGCTGTTCAACGAACTCTTCTGTCTGCTCTTCTATCACTTGAATACGAGTATTGAGTCTTGTTCGTCTTTCGTTCTCTGCTGCATTTTCTGCCAATTGGGTTCTGGCTTCGGATAATACGCTCTTCAGTTCCGCGATTTTTGAATCCACTTCAGACTCTTCCAGTATCTCCGTTGGTAGAGATTTGTCGTACGAGCGATATAAGTCTTCCCATTCCTTTTGCGCTTTTTGATTCTTTTCGAAAGTAGCATTGTTTGCTTTAATCTCTTGAATCAGAGGACGAATCCCCAGAGCTTTGCCATGAGCTTCATCACGCTTTGTGCGCTCGCCTTCAATCATTGCTTTTTCAGAAGAGACATCAATAGATTGCCCACAAGTAGGACACTCTTCAGAAATTTTCTCTAATCTGTCCAGAGTCCGTTGAGCACCCGTAGCGACTGCTTGTAAAGACCCTAGCTCTTCTTGTAAATCATCGTAAGACTCCCAGCAAATTGTACTAGCAGAGATAGCACCGATGTCTATCTTGTCCAGCATTATTTTATACTGATTATTCTCTCGAATCTTTTTATTTTTTTCAGAGATATTTTCTTTCTCTGTCATCCAATGACGCAAAGCTTCTTCGTCTTCAGATGTATTAATTTGTAAATCTAACATGGGTAGTATGGATGTATCGGTCAATTTATTTGTTTCTAACCATTTTTCTACTGTTGCAAGTTTCCCTGCTATGGTAGATGACGTATTCGATACTTCCCTAGATGCAGCTTTGAATACTTCGAATAACTCAACGTATTTTTCTAAGTGTAGAAGATCAATAAGAAACTTCTTACGATTTGCATCTGTAGCAGTTAAGAACTGCAAACTCGCATTAGTATTTTGATATACTAGCTGCGAAAAGGTTTTAAAGTCAACTCCAAGAATCTCCTGAAGACTCTTGTAAGTATTCGTAGCCGTATGGCTAGAGATATCAGTACCGTTCTTTTCAAGTTTGACTTTGATGTTTGTTTTGCGATTAACAGTAATTTGATAACTATCGTCATCTTTAGTAAAAGACAAAGATATATTATAACCGTCATTCACATACCGATTAGGAATGTCTGCTTTTTTGATACCCTTAGAGTTCTTGTTATACAGTGCTTCCTCAATGATTAACGGGATGGACGACTTGCCCATCCCGTTAGTACCAAGGATTTGTGTAACAGTATTGTCGTCTAATTGTAACTCATTACCAGAACCATAACTAAAGCAGTTATCCCATTTCAATGTTTGTAGTGTAATCATTGTATGTTCCTATGATGTCTGGTATTTTTTCAGGATTAATTTCTAGTATGTACGTTAGGTATTCTACTAGTTCTTGTTGTATACTCATCTCTTTATCCATAATAAGAGATGCTTCTGACTTTCGTTTTACTACTTTTTTATCTAGCAGTTCTGAGTTCTTTACTCCAGCTAGATCCTGCATATCCCCTTCTACTTCATAGATCGTGTGATCAAAATCAGTAGCAGTCATATCTTCACTACTTGTAACTGTCTTACGAATTAGCTGTGGTAGGTTAAACTCTTCCCACATCCAAGTCCAGTCTTGTTCGTTGATAAGCAGATATCCTGTTTTTACTCTACTTCTATGAAAAGAAGTAGTCATTGGACTACCTGGGTATACAATATTACGTTGACAGTTGCTGTGAGCGTGTAGATCACCTGCAAATACAACAGGGAAGTCTTCAAATAAATCTAAGTCAACTTCCGGTTTAACGTGTGGCGGTATTTCCCCTCTGACATGAGTGAATAGAGGCTGACTCGTATCAAAATGATCTATACTACCTTTGCGGTGTAAGTCTGCATAAGGTAGTATACCGAAACCTAAATCATTGTCTACATAGGACACATCTACTATATGAATAAGAGGATTAATATCTCTACTAACTTGCTTTAGTTGAGTAAAGAAAGTCTTATTCTTCTTAGTAGCTTCATGGTTTCCATCATAAATAATAGTTGGAATCTTTACTCCACGAATAAACCTGAAGTAAAGCTCCAACTCTTCCATATTCGGAAGACGATCAAAGAGATCGCCTCCGATTATGTGCATATTACATTCTTTTTCTAGTTCGTAAACTTGGTTGAAGAACATTTGATAACGGTTTGTAGCCCATTTTACTGGAACATTCTTTTGCCCCAGCTTGATGTGCCAGTCTGCCGTAAAGAGAATCATCCTACATTGAACTCCGCGTCAAGAGCTTCGTCATCAGTCTCGTCACCGTGGTTACGAACTCGATCAAGCAACTCTTTCTGTGCATCAGCAGTAGGACGAGTCATTACATCATCCATAGACTTCAGGTCAGCAATAGTTGCACGCTCTTCGTCTGTAAGAGGACGAGGCTTGCACTTCAATGCTTGCAACTGATACTCTACATTGTAAGGTAATGGGCCAGTCTTTACTCGCTTGAAGCAAATATCCCAGCCAGTTTCAGGGTCTGTAGGATCGCCCAAGTCTTCTGCAGCAGTAATAATTTGCTCCCACAGCTTCTTCTTGAGGTTTACTACTTTGACTTCACCGTTGTCGATGCACTGAGTAGCATAGCTCCAGCCACATTTAAGGTCAGGATAGTACTCGCGTACCCAGTCTTTTTCTTGATTGTTGAATCGCTCAGAGTTTCTATCAAAAGATAGACACTCCATAGGAATGTTTTTACCGTTCTCGCCTTGAATCCAGTAGACATAACGTGCAAGAATGTCGCCAACTACGCGCATTTTGTTGTCACCGTCTTTGTACTGAAAAGATGAGATTGAGGATTTTTGGGCTCCGCCCGTTTGCTTATTGAATGATAATGCCATTAGTGTATAGTCTCCAGTGTGACTTCTTCATAGATCAACGTTATTTCGTCGGGTAGTACTATGAGTAGCCTGTTATCGTTTATTTCGTCTAGAGGCACAGGACAATGTAGTGCGTCTAGCGTAGTTTTTTGTGTTGCAAAATAATCCGCTGTACTTCTAAGAGAAGCCAGTGCGTAATATATGCAAAGTTCTTTTTGTGTGTACTTATAAGAATTGTAAAGAAGCATCTCTCCATGAAGGAGAAAACTATCGCCTGTAAAGTCTTTATAGGAATATTTATAGATAGGGTCATACTTGTTACGAGGGATCTGACTGTTTACCAGCATTTCCATAATCATGTTACAAGTAGCAATATTTCCTTGCGCCGTATCAAAAACCTTTTTCCAATCAAATAAGAGCACTATTATACTTCCTTTTTACCAAGTTGTCAAGAATTATTTTTTTAAAGGTACTTCATGTCCCAACCCTGCTTCATATAGAACCCAACACGATTGGAGGCTTGTTTTCGAGCCGTATTTCCTTTCAGGTGTATATCTATAATAACAGGGTCGATTTTACCTTCTTTCTTCCGAATCACTCGTCCACAAAGCTGTGTCAACAGTGGTTCATTATTTACAGGGGTTGCCAGTATGAGACAGCTAAGTGTGTCTACTGATATACCTTCTGAGAAGATAGCCTGCGTTCCGTACAGAACATTCGCATCCCCGTAGAGTATTTCATCTACAAGTGTTTCTCTATCTTCATGAGACACCTCTCCAGTAACACAGATTGATTTGTCTCCTGTAAGTTCGGAACAAGCCTTCAAAAAGCTTACTCTATCACTTACTACTAACACTTTGTGCCCCTTTGCAGCGTAGGCTGCAGCTAGGAGGGCTATTGTATGTCTGTACTCATCATCATTTGCCAGCTTTGTAACTCTGTTAGCCCAAGGGATTCTAGCTCCATCCATGAATCGTATCTCTGACGGTACAATGTGC